GCTTATATCTTTACGCCCCCAGCACTGCGAGCCAAGCTCACAATTCACACAATCCCGCCAATCCATGCAATCTATGCAATTCTTGCAATTATCGCAATTGACACAATTAACACAATCAGAGCAATTCGTACAATCCTTACAACCTACTAGTGATCCTAGAGCATACGCTGCTTCATAGCCTCCTCCAAAATATTCGACAGAGCAGCTATTACTCATCGCATCCTTGATCCAGATAGTCATTTTATTTCTCCGCCGTAACCGGTTCGCATCTTTTGTAATTAGGTACCTCACGAGTCTCTAGTTTTCTTTTTTCTTCACAAAAGCATATCGCACGCTTGATTTGTTGTTTTTCAGCAAATGATAGCGGGCGTTGTGAAAAGTGAATTTCGCATTGATTTTCGTCTCCCGCATGAGCTTTTATGTTAAAGCAATACAGGATCGATATTATCATGACGATACACAAGATAATCGCGTTCGTGAGATCAAAAAAGGCCATCACTAGAAACGAGATCAAGCACGTTGTGAGAAATAAAAGTATGTAACCTAATATCATTTTATCCTCATTTCTTCACGCATCTTACAAACGCAACCCCGAAACCATTCATTTGCTGCCTAGTGAGGCTTACATAGTCTATTATACGTTTTTCATCGATATGAGGATAAAAACTCAACAAAACACATAACTTTACGTAATCCAATACGCGTGCATCTTGGTTCATATCTTCCCCCATCCGATAAATGTGCATTCGAGAAAAGTCATTCTCTGCCTGTCTTCTCTTACGTATTCTATTATACGTTTTTCATCGATATGAGTATAAAAACTAAGCAAATTACTGAATTCCATGTAATCCAATACGTGCGCGTCTTGGTTCATTTTTTCCCCCATCCTACAAGGGTAACCCCTATGTCATTCATTTGCTTTCTGGTAACTCTTACGTATTCCATTACTTGTTTTTCACCGGTTAGAATATAAAGACTCATCAACTCTTTAAATGCTATAAAATCCAATTCATGAGCGTTTTGTGTGAGCATCTCGTTTTCTCCGGTTATTAATAAAAAACCCCAGTAATTTCTTACTGAGGTCATAATATCGTTTTGGACTAGATTGTCAACTACAATTAAGAGCTTCCTCCAGAAACAGGTGCTACAGCCGCTTGAATCAAACTTGACCCTCCAGATGTTACCGCTTGAATAATATTGGAAGTATTTGCTTTTTGCGAAATTATGATTGCGACCATAGCCAAACCGATAATCGCTGTAAAAACGCCTATGACCGCTCCAAGTCCTGGAATTCCATCTGAATTATCTGACATTCTGTTTTTTCCTTGTTCTCATTAGTTTTTACGTTATTTTCACGAATTTCATCCAAGGCCGCATGAATGCCTTTTAGGTACTCATTAAGCAATTCTTGTGTGACGAAAGGAGTTTGAAAGCGTTTTTTATCGTAATAATGCCTCATGTAATCTCTATAACCGGATGCGAAAGCGTAACCGTTTTTTTCCATTTAGCTATTTCCGACTAGAGGAGGATATCCGAGCGCAGGTGATGACTGCATGATTGCCGCTCTTTGTTGCATATAATAATTAGCCGGACTTTGTGCCACGCCAGCCGGTAGCCATAATTGGCTCGATGGTGCGGTGCTCACGCCATTTTGAGCGTCTAGAGTTGCGTTTGCTGATCCCGGCGAATTTTGTGTCGAGTTTATAATCGAGTTGGTAGCCATGGCATGTTGGAATAAAATCACGAGTGTTGCTGAAAATACGATGATAGCCGCCATCATCCCAAATGTTTTATAATCCACGTTTTTCCCCTTTCTTTACGGTAGAACGATCCAGCTAAAAAGAATTGCCTTAGCTACCGGTTTGCCTTTTAAAACAAAAATAGACAATATCAGGACCGAAGCAGCTAAAAATAGACAAATATTGAGAAACAGCTCGCTTCTTCTTTCAAACCATTTGATGGCTGGCATTTCTGGAGCCATCCAGGTATCATAGAGACGGCTCAAAATCCCAACCCCGTTCCGATTTGGGCGAAAATAGGAAGTGCGCTTTGAGCTTGAGTTGCGATCGAGCCGATTTGTGCTTGTGACGCGGTGCCGGATGGCGTTGAACCGGCCGTTGCCGATAAAGTTGGGCTCGCTCCGGTAGCAGGATTTACATCTGTGGCTTGTCCTTGCGAGACAGGGCTTACGGTGGCTGACGCTTGTGCATTGCTGATTTGAGATGGGATAGAGGTGACACTATTAGGATTTTTGAGGACGAAAACCATAATGAGAAGCCATATGAAGCCTTGAGCTGTTTTATCGAGTCCAGTAATTTTGCCTATAACATAAATCGCGAGAAGCAGGCCTCCCCAAACAAAAAACCCGTTTGGTCCGATCAAATCCTTTTCTAGCTGACCTAACAGATTGCTCACATTATTTGTGATCGCAGCAACTATAAAGAGTGATCCTGCGACGAACAAGATAACAGCCATTTTTACACCTATGAAGTCGAGCTCCCGCCGGGATTAGCGCCGGTTGCGGCGGCTCCTGTAGTGGTTGTCGAGGTATTAGCCAAAGTGCCGGTGGTTATTCCGTTAGCAACTTGTGATATTCCAAGCAAAGGATTGTTAAAATTGATGAAAGATGGGGCAGATGCGGCGGCCGTTGCCGCATTATTGGTCACCCCATTATTTGTCATGTTCGAGGTAGCGGCTTGTGAAGACGAACTCGCCGCCGTACTCGCGCTCATGGCGTTGGAAACCCAAGAGGTTAGAGACGAAAAAAAGCTAGTTAGAAAATTCGATACGGAATTATTCGTGCCGATAATGACCGCCACAATCGCAAGCCCGATCAGCGCATAGCCTAATTTGTCGATGTCTTTCGGCATTTTGTTAGCTCATGTTTCCGCCGCCGCTGCCATCGGCGCTGTCCTGTCCTGCCTGATAATAGACGGTTCCGGGTGCTTGTGAAAATGTGCCAAGCGTTTGCTGAGCCGCGACACCGGCACTTGCGTTCGGCACGTAAACGCCCGGAGTGAGCTGACCGGGTAACCTGCCATAGACAGCATTTGGATTTGATTTCTTTTGGTTATACCAAAACCAAGCCGAGGCGAGCACAACAGTCGTTCCGATAGCCCATAAAGGCAATTTTTTCGGCATTTTTATCTCCTAAAGGGCTGGCGTTGCCATGAAGAGGTTGAAGGGAAAGTATAAAGCATCTTGGGAAATTTGGGGTTTTGTTTCCGGGTTAGCGCCACCCGCAAGAGGCTGGGATGAACCCTGAGACGCGGAATTCGTGAAGAGAGTTTGTTGTCCTGATCCGCTTACTCCTTGGATTGCGGTATTAGCGGGATTGGCTTGTTGTTGCGCGTTTGTGGCGACGGTAGGCGCGGCCGGTTGGGATGGAGTAAACGTCAGAAATGAAATGTAGAGCCCGATCTCCCCTTTCGCCGCGATAAAAAGAATAAACAGAAAAATAAGTTCCGCCGCAAGCAGGTTCGAGGTGACAGTGAAAACGGTCTTTGCAACACTACTCACGCTATACCCTCTTGCTTTCCGATTACGAAAACAGCTCCAGCCAAAAAAACGAGCCCTACAAGGACTAAAATCGACCTGCCGAATAGGTTGGAAATATTGGAAAAGGCGCCATTCGCAATTCCGGCCAAAGCACCTACCATTGATGACGTATCGGCCTGATTTGTTTGGTTTATTGATTGAGTATCGCTTTGCGCTGTTTTATTCGCCGAATTGCCGGTATTCGTTATGGCAGTCCCTATCGCCTGATCGCCTTGCAATGTTGTGGCGTTAAGTTGCGGATCTTGGACAGGCATTCCGGTCCCCGGCACCGGAGTCCCGGCTGAAGTTAAAGACGTAGCAGCGGTTGCCAGCGGCGTGGCGATATTTGTTCCCGGAAGCCCGGATGCCATGGAAGGCAGGCTAGCAGCGGCACCCGATTGCGGCGCATATGTAGAAGGGTCCATGCTCGTTCCGGCAAAGGACATCGAACCGCTTGCCGATCCTTGTGCTGTTGATGGAGTAGAGCTGTCATAGACAGGCCCGGAACCGTTGGAAATCGACGGGTAGGAACTCACATATTGCGCGCCGATGTTTTGAGCCATTGTTTGGCCGGCCACGGTATCATTGCCCCCGGTCCCCGGCGTATCACCTACAGCATTCCACGGCTGAGTATTATAATAGCCATCCGTACCGGGGCCGTTCCACATAGCCGCCGCTGCGACATTGACTTGATTTGCCGGGGACGTATTTCCGCCTAGATTTTGGCCTAGGCCGCCGCTATAAAGTTGAAAAGGACCTACAGAGGTCCCGGACGCATCGGGATTACTCGACCACGGGTTTGCTTTCATCAACCCTTCGCCAGAGGCAACGCCCAATCCCATTTGTGCGAATTGACTTGCTTCCGTAGGCGTAGCGCCTTGGTTGAGCGCATATTGGTTGAACCCGCCATAAATTTGCTGGGCGGCGCTCAATTGAGCAGGCGAGAGATTGTTGAAACCCATTGCCATGTTTTATCACCTGCAAATTTGTTCGCCACGGGGGCGAGAGGGCAACGCCGCTGGCCTCGCTCCCGTGGCATTTACCGCTAGCCGGACCCTAGCGGTAAACTCATAATTTCGAGACAACACCCGCAACAGCGGTTTCAGCACTTTTTGCGTCAGCCTCGACAGATGCCACGACGCCCTTGGCGCTTGCCACAACTCCTTTGATCGCAGTTGTAACATCCGCCACGCTCGTTTGCACGCCCCCCGATGCCGCCGCCGCCGCGGCCCCTGTTTTGGCCATGCTAACAACCGAACTCACAACAGATATACCACCTTCGAGCGCTTCGATGAACGCAATAATAGAAGCAAGCGATCCCATTTTTATCTCCTAAAAAAGGCCGGTCATGGCCTATCGTTAAATTTTACCCTCTTTTCGCATAATCGCGACTATGCCGAAAACAGCTTTAGCGAGCTGTAAAACGCCATTTTTCAAATCAGGGTCTTGAACATATTTGGCGACAGCATCATAGACAAGACCACCGCCTGCATAGGTCGACGGCTCGTTTAACCTGGCGATGATCCAATTGATTATATAGTTTTCCATTTTTATTCCTTCGGAGGAGGTCTCATGTAGTAATCGGCTTCGGCTATCCTTCGCTTTCGATTGATCCCGTTATTGTCCCCAGCACGCGCTTTAATTCCTATGGCCGTGCGTTCAGGATCGCCGGGGTAGATTTCAACCGGCAAATGGCCGTAGTTGTAACAAAGATCGATCAAGGCGACTTGCTGCCAGAGGTTTAATTGCTGAAAAATACGTGCGCCTTCAGGGGGATGACCGAGTTCTGTGATAACCATTGTCTTGAATTGGCCTACGCGAAGGCTAAGATTTTGCAGGGCTCTTTCTACAGTTGTCATCATTCCTTTGACAACCGGCACTTCGTCCGGCCCCTCTGTGTCACTGCCATAGCCTATTCGCCAATGGTTTACATCCCAGTAGGCATGAGCCCGGAAGCCTTCCCAGTTCGAAATGAAAAGGGCGGCTTCGCTATTCAACGTGTTCATTTTTCTCAACCTCGCTTTAAGAGCCAATCCCCGTGCCGCCCGGCAAGTTAGCAAACGCATTCGTTACCCAATCCGTATTGTAGCCCTGTATGTACATACCATTGCCGAACAATGACGTTTGAGCTTGCAGGTTTTGAGAGGCTAGGCTTCCTTGAATTGAGTCTTGCAAACTTTGCAACTGAGTAGCGTTGTTATTTTCATTATTCTGCAAACTCAACCCGGCGACTGTAGCAGCTAATGAGTCATTGTTGTTGTTGATGCCTAACGAAGTTGCATTATTCGAGGCATTCATCGTCACGGCGGCGGAATTATTATTCGCGTTCATGCTCACAGCGGCGGAATTATTATTCGCATTTATGTTGGCGGCTGTCGAATTCGTGTTGTAAAGCCCTTGCAATTGTATGTTGGCAAGCGAGGTTTGCAGGCCCGCGTTGATATTTCCGAGGTTCACGAGTGTAGCATTATTGCTCTCAGTGACGGCTTGGTTAGTGCTATTCGTGCTCTGCGTAGCAGCTAAGGCATTATTTGAAGACGTATTATAAATCGACTGTGTAGCAGCTGTTTGAGCAAGAGCAACAGTTTGCGCGGCTTGTGCCTGAGTATTGTAGATCGATTGAGCCGCGCTTGTCTGTGCTGTCACTTGAGCTGTTTGCGCATTCAGATCGGCTTGGTTCATTTGAATTGCGGCGTCAGCCTGTAGCGCGGTGTCATCTACCCCGCTCGTAGTGGTCCCGGCTGTTGACGAACTGGAGGAACTCGAAGACATAAAGTAGTAGATAACGATGACGCCTATAACACTCCCTCCGATCAAATAGGGGTGCGCTTTGACGATATTCCAAAATTTTTCCATTTCTACTACCCTGCCTTACCGCTCTCTTACTTATTTCCCCAAAAACGGCTTAAAAGCCTATTGTCCTGGATACATTGTTGTCGAGGGGTTTATCGCGATGGGCTGATAAGTCAAAGGTGCTGCTTGTATGCCTCCCGCGATTGTAGGCATTCCATTTTGAACGAAAGCAGCGGACGCCACGCCGGGGCGTTGAAACATGCAGCGTTGCATCAACGGGACGTCGCCCGGACCATTTACATCGAACGGCACCGCGCAAAAAGTGTCGTAAACCATTTGTTGCGCAGTGTTGATATTCGGCGGCGCTTTATAAATCCATGTAGGCTGATAGCCCTTGACATGAACCGGCATCCCCTCGCGCGCCCAAGGAGATACAGGGTCTAAAATCTGTCCTGAATTATCAGCAAAACCAAACATGGAAATCCTCTCTACATATTGAATTGAGGCGCGCCGCCGCTCATCGATCCAAAACCGCTGCTTGATGGGTAGGACGTGTTGATCGACACGCTGTTACCGGTCACTGGGCTTTGAGCAACCGCAAGCGAGTTGCTGAAGCCAGACGCAATCGACTGGATCACGCTGGAAGTTTGCGCCTTTGGCGACACGAGAACTGACAATATCGCAACTCCGATAATGGCGGTGAAAACCGTAACAACCGCCTCCGTAAGTTTATCCATTTTTGCTCTCCTTTAGTAGGACGGCAAGAACGTAGCGTATTGCTTGATCGTGCCTGAGAAAGACGCGCCTATGAGAATGAAAATCGCGGCGAATAACAACATTTTGACCAATTGAGTATCTCCCTTAAAAGCCTATCGCTATGCCTCGATTGTGCGAAGTATAAGTCCCCACAATATCATTGAAACAATAATGAGACCGAGGAACAGGAACCAGTGTAAAGCGTCCATCCCCGAACTAAACGGGGATGATAGCCAAGTTTGGAACGAACTAAGCATTTTACGTCTCCTAGGTTGCTGCGCTAGACGCTCGCAATGACGTTAGTTCATTTTGAGGCATTGCACGTTGCCGTAGGCTTTAGGTGCGGTGCCGGTAAAAGATGCTTGAGTGACAACGTATATTGGTTTACTTGCACCGGCCGAGTTCGGCACTTCGATAATCGTAGCAGGCGTTGCGCCAGCCGGAAGTGTCGAAGCCGCTCCACCGGACGTCGCGAGGTAGCCGCTTTGCTGGCCTGTCTGCAATGTTGCGGCAACCGTGCTGAAAGCATAATAACCGGAATTAAGCGTGGTGCCTGCCGGGGTAAAATTAACCGTGCCGAAACACAGCCAAGTGCCCGGCGATAGGTTGAACGTCATCAAAGTATAGGTTGTAGCCGTTGTTGTTTGTGTGACGCCATTCGCGCTCGTAATGCTTTGTTGAAGCAAAGGGCCGAAAGCGAAAGCGGGGGCACAAGCAGACGCGAGACCGAGACCGAGCGCTAAAGCGAGACCGAGTTTTCGAAGTGACTTAAGCATATCTTTTCCTTTAAGAAGACTGTTGACAAGAGATGAAGACTAGATTATGACTGGAATATAGACCCGGCGTTGTTCATGATACCAAGCGGCGCGATAGCCTCATAGCCGATTTGGAATGACGAATTCGCGTTCACCGCATTTGGATTAAGAACGAGCTGGCGGTTGCCATATTGGAGAGTATTAACCGGCTGATTTCGAGTACTGATATAGTAAACACCCGCCGGGAAATCGTCTCCTATAAGATTTCGAGTCAACAAGCTTAAAGTATAAGGATCGACTTTAAAGAAATACGTAGAGTTAGCCGATTGCATCGCGATATAGTTAAGATCAGTCCCCGGATTAAGAGCACCGCCATTGTCGTAAATGACAAAGGTACTCATAAACTGCCTGTAGTTAGCATAAGGGATGGCTTGATCCAAGTTAGCGGTAAACCCGGAAGAGTTCGTATTCAGAACAAGGAGGGCATATTGCAAATCGAGAGAGGGCAACATGACCTGCCCATTATTCGTGGGCAATTGGTCGAGGCAATTCTGATAGACCGTAATGGTCATCGAGGTAATCGACCCCAAATTAGCGTTGCCAGCCGCCATTTGATAGACCGAATTGACCGTATCGGTAGCATTCCCCGACGCGAAAAATACCGGGTTTATTGTCAGCTGCAAATTGGCGGATGCGTTAACAACGTTCATCCACATAGACCCGGTCAAATCGCTGTCGCTATAGCTGACCGGCACCTCATAGAAAAAATTGAAGACGCCGCCATCCGTGCCGCCGGGCGGGATGTTCACGGCCTTGTTGATCCCGAGATTGGCTCCAATACCGCAAGGATCGGTTGTCGAATAGGCCGCGCCGAATACCGTATTGCGGCGCGCAGTCGCCAGCATATGCAAATGCCAGCCAGTCGTTTGAACGCGCACTTGGTTGGAAGTATCGGTCAACAAAATCTGAGACAGCACATTACAAGGCCCCAAAGGCGTCAGATTAGCCCCAGTCGCGCCGGATCCGTCGGCGATTGTCCCGGTGATTTTCACCCAAAAACGTTTGACCAAACCAACAGTATTGACCTTGACGTTGATAGGGTAGGCCTGCCCTGGCGTGTAATTGGTAATCGTGGTGGTGAAAATTTGTTGAGTCAAATCGACAGCGGACCCTGTAATCATATTACGGATCGCCATATTTTGCTGGACTGCTTGCTGAGCTTGCGAAGCGGATGAATTCGCGCTGGAAGGGGTAGCTGTTGCCAAAGTACGTTGCTCCTTGGAGTTAGACGCTAGGAACGAGCCCAGCATTTTGAGAAATGACGAAAATCGAATAGGAAACAAGGATCAAGATGATGATGATCATCAACCAATTTATTGGACTGCCCAAGATTTCCCAGTTGATAGGGAGAGCTAAATCAATGTCCATTCCGGCATTAGCTCCCCTTGGTTGAAGAAGTCTGGGAAGGAGAAATCTTTTGGAGCAACATGCTAGACCCCACTAAAAGCATGTAGCCCAAAACAGCGGCAAGACTGATCGTTATCACGTTCACAATGTTGAGCGAAATATAGCTTTTACCTTCCACATTATAGCCCTCTGTTTAAACCCATCGCCGTTTTGGCTTGAGCCGTTCATCGAACACGTTTTTAATCTCTTCTACTTTAGGAGCCGGTTTTATATGGCAAGAGAAATCGTTCCCATTATCATACCACCTCGCATGATATTTAGGCAAGATTTGCTCCAAATCCCAGACAGAATTGTCTGGAGTGAATTCACACACAGTCTTCTTATCACGGGCGTCGTTCAAATGGAAAAGAATGTAAAAATTAGCCTCGCTAAAAGCAAACCGGGAAACATAAGACGGACGCTGAGTTATGATAAATGCCGGAATTCGCAAACTCCGGCCTTGAGTCAAGATCGTCCTGAAAGCGCCACTATTGCGTGGCACCATGTAACCTTCATCAAAGACAAGTCCCGTCCGATGTTTTCGCCATACCCGCCACAACCATTGCTCTAAGCCATCTTCGTCATGCGGGTCCGGCCAGATTTGATAGACACCCGGCTCGGACGGCAGTTTTTCGTTCATGCCAATAGGTTTAACCCGAGGCAAGCTATCAAATAATTCATCATGCTTGTGGTTGACGATAATCCAAGGCTGTTCGTTAAACGGCATTCTCGACAGCAAATGAGCGGCAAATTGAGTCTTGCCGCTTCCAGTCCTGCCATTAATCGTGACGCGATGGCTATTGTCCGGCAGAAAAAGCTTGCTCATTAATTGTTCTAGCTCTTTCCGCTTTAAAACGAGCATTCATAGCCATGACTCTTGTGCCGTAAACAGCGGCTATTGTCATGATTAAATTAGCCCAATCAATCGTTTTTTGAGGCATGTCAGGCAAATCGTAATGACGCGCCACGTTTGCGGCTGCTTTCGCCAAACTCTCAGCTTCTTTGGGGTCAAGAGCCAGCTCGGGTACTTTCAAGAAACTCGAAAGCCCCATATGGATCGACAGCAAAAGAGCCTCGATAGCATTGACATCCATTGGAACGCCTTTGGATGTCCTTGACCTTCTCTTTCGCCCAAGCGGGACGTCAGGCTTATTGCCACCTTCATCACCCGTTTTTTCAAGATCGTCAGGCTGGCTTTCGCCCATCGCCCCTAGATCGAAAACAGGAATTTCGCCGTTTTCATCCGGCTCGGCTTTTTTTCTCCTAGGCATCATAACTCCTTAAAAAAATCCGGTTTTTTTCTTGGGTTGAGGTTTCGGTTCCGGCTTTTTGTTTTCCGGCTTAGAGCCCTCGAATTCGTCGTGATCGTCAAGAAGGCCCTCGAGAATATTAATTTCTTCCTCGCGCGCCTTGCCTTCCTTGAAGCTCATTTCTTCCGTTTCCAAAGCATGACGCAAATCGGTTATTTTTTTCCGCCAAGCAGTTTTGTGATCTTTCGTAATTTTAGGCATTATTACCCTCCGGATTGTAATCGAGTTTGACAAGCCCTTGATTGATGTAATCGGCTGAAACGTCATCCCCCATTGCCGGGTGGCACGTAACCGAATAAATCGCCGAAACTTTTACATTCGTGTCTTTTGACGTCGCGCGAATGTCATCGAGCGAAGCCAATAATTCCCGGCACATGGAGCGCGCTTCCTCGCCATATTTAATCATCATTTGGGGATCGATCCCCATCGATTTCAACATAATTTCAATTCCGGTCATTATAAAGTCCTGCTATTTAAGAGAAAAACAAGGATGCTACTTGAGACGTTCCGGGAACATAAACAAGACCGTTTTTAAACGTTATACCGTTCGTGTCAACATATTGCACACTAGCCGGGACAACAGCAAGCAAAACCGAAGCTGAAATAGCTCCCACCGTCGCGCTATCATATAGAGATCCCGCTGTGGTACCCGCAGTCAAAACAGAAAAGCCGCGTAAATTTCCGGCCGAGCTTTTAACAACTACGGAAGCGGATTGCCCTAATAAAGAATTTCCTATTCCAGGGGAACTGACAGTCCACGTACCGGATTGGGTCACCGCTTGTGTCGAAGGGAAATTATTGATTCCGATAGACCACGTGCCTGATTGAGTAACCGCTTGCGTAGCAGGGAAATTATTGACTGCAACAGACCACGCGCCGGATTGAGTAACCGCTTGCGTAGCAGGGAAATTATTGACTCCGATAGACCAAATGCCTGATTGAGTAACCGCTTGCGTAGCAGGGAAATTATTGACCGCAACAGACCAAGCGCCATATTGACTAGCCGCTATATTACCGCTCGCTACGGTAACACTTTGAGGTTGAGCCGGGAAATCGGTCACGTTTACGTTCCAAGTCCCCGCCTGAGTCGCTGCTATCGATCCTGAAGAAACAGTCACCGAACCGCTGACAACTACTTCAGGCGGCTCGCTATTGTAAACAAACGGTTGAATTTCGACATTTAAAAATTGACAAATGATTTTAGCATTCCCGCTCGAGGCAATCGAAACATTGATTTGACCCGAGGCGCTCAACAAAGGATAAAAACCTTGTGTGTTGCCTTGTGCGGTAATGATTTGTCCGGTTCCGATGATAGACAAATCGACAGACTGCGAATTCTCTGAATTATCTATAAACACGGTTTGGACGAAACTAATTCCGGCAGTCACTAAATCTATGTTACACGAAGAAGAAAGCCCGTTGATAACATTGAAAGTAACGCCTAGGGCTTTTGGTCCCTCAGGCGGTTTAAGCCCATTCTTGATAGGCAGCGCTAAGTTTGAAGTTGCTACACTATTCACCATGTTTTTCGCCTGCCACGCTCAATTTAGCCGTGCCCCGCTGAAATCTATCGTTATGTTGGATACTGTGGCTCCTGGCGATCCTGTCCCTGTATACATAACAAAGTATCCTGAGGTTCCTGTTAAATAATAACCATATGTATCCATGGGAACCAGACCTTGCGATATTGTCAATAAATTAGCCACTTGTGTAGATAGCTCTATTCCGAAAGTTGCGCCAGACGCACACATACAAGTACCAAAATCGATAATAAACCCGGTTGTTGGTGCTGTAAATTCTACTTGTGTTTGTATCGCCGATACAGTCGATGCTATCTGTCCCGCTGTCAGTGCTTCTATGTCTAATTCATATCCATAATCGACACCGCCGGAACCTGGAAACGCTGTAGATGGCATGTTGCCTGTAAAAGGATTTAGGGCAGGCGCGTTGATGTGATTTATAAATTGGATATACTCGCCCTTGTTTTGAACATAATTACCTAGCCCCAAATGCGTGCCGAACGCCAACATAGGCTGACTAATGTAATATACGTCGTTCTGTACTCCTAAAGTTTCTATAGTAACATATACAGGGTTTGTATTATTTGGTATAGTTGCGGTCACTTCAAGCCATTGAAACCCGCCGTATGACTGTCCTGTCCCCGAAGCCGAACATATGCTAATTATACAAAGTTGAAAGGTGCCCGCTCCGCCTTGAGTTCTCTGATAGACCCAAGCGCCGAAAGTAATTGTACGCCCCCAAAATTGTTGATACTGATTTAACGGGACATCGTAAGTAAAATATTCGGTTGTGTTGGCACCTTTTTTTAAAGCGAGACTATATAAAGAACCGGGCTCCAAATCGCTAGGGTCTTTTTCACGCCATAATAATAGAGTATTTGACTTTTGCCATGGATCAGGCCCATCGCCTGTAGTACCGGTCAAATCACCTACTGTATATACGCCACAAGTCATGGCATGTGAGGCGGCCGGAATGCCTTGAAAAGCCATATATCCAGAAAAAGACGTATTAGCCGTTATGCCAGTAACACGAAACGGCGCGCGAATAATCGCAGCATCTACGCCAGTTCCTGCACAAGCCACTACGTCGCCAACTAATAGACCTGTTGTACTAGAAGTAGAAAATGTGGTAAGATTATTGCCTGTCGTGTTACTCGTAACAGACAAGGGAGTCACTAAACCGCCGCCGGTGTTAGTTGGTTTCTGTATGAGGGATAGTTTCGAAAAAATTTGCCATTGCGTATTTGGCAATAAGTTCTGTGTAATGGTAGAGGCCGCCGGGTTAGTGCTGGTAACAACAGGCACGTAAGCCCCAGTTGATGGACTTAAGAAATACAACGCATTATTTTGTACTCCTAATATCGCTTGCACCATACTAGACTGAGAAAATGCTCCTACACAAAATAAGGATAAGAAGCAGCCAACTTGAATTGTGCGAGAGATTGTGCGCTTGAGAAACCTAGCTGAGACATTGCGAAATTCCATACTGCCCCTCCAAAAATGACTACATTAGCATTCCAGCCAATGTTGATTGAATTATACGGCGAGACAGGAATATTGCCTGCCACAAGAGGAAACGTACCCGCATCCACTACAGCCAAATATTGCCGGAATTGTGCTTGTGTTATTCCGGTTCCTCCCGATCTCCCTATGACCGGCTCTAAGAATTCATTCAGCGTGATGATTTGCGGCATCTTTTTCCCACTCGCTTTTCTTTACACATTCCCTCTGAAGCAGGAAAATTTCGGAGTGCAGTTCTTTGAGTTCTTCTTTTGCAGGAATGACAAAAACAGTCCATTCCGCGCTCAACAAGAAACCATTCACAGACAACACCATAGCAACCGCCGATATAAATGTTGTCCAATTCATCACGAAACCCCTGTCCATACCACGCCGCTGATAATCACATTGGTAAACCAACAATTAACGGTAACAGCACTTGCCGCCGAAGCCGTAACTTGTAACATGAGAGGGAGAGCCAAAACTTGGTAATATCCTTGTGAATTTGCGGGTGCTTTAATAATTTGGTTAGTACCGGGGAAGGTAAATTTAACCTCTACAGCATTCGACGAATTATCTACATACATGGTCTGAATAGGAGCATACATCGACACATCGGCCAATGTCACGTTGATGCTATCCGAAGCGGATGCTGTAGGTGTAAAAGTTACTTCTAGGCACCTGCTATCGTCTTGGGAAGGATTGGAATTAAAACCTATAGGGACAGAACATCTCGCGCTAGAGCTCATTTAACACCTTTGGGCTGAATTTATTGCCTCGGACCGAGTGGCTATATACTTTAGATATATCTGTGCTTCTCCTTGTCCTAGCTATCGACATTTTGTTTGTTTTCAAAAACGTTTGAACGCTCGTAACACTGTCGTAATTCGAGTTCAAAACCTCGCCGCAAAAAATTTTCCTCAAGCGCTCTTGTTGAAGCTTAAATTTCACCTCGAAGTCAGGATCGTCTCTAGAAGGCATGTTCAAGTCCTTTTGAGGTATGCCTTTGCAGGTTCCGCTATACCCGTCCTCTTCCTTACCCAACGTGATAAAAGTATAGACCTTCG